CACCGGTAAACCAACTTTTTCATGTAACCATGCTATTGCATCAGCTTCAGTATCGAATACTTTTTCTGATTTCCAATCACCATTTATGTCCTTCATTATCATACTTTCAATTGTCGGTGTTTTGAATGCAACCTTTTCACCTTTAGTTTCTGTCTCATCGTTTGGCTCGCCGAATTGCATTTTATGGAACCAAATTGCTCTCCATTTATCAGCTCCATCTCTCCTTATGCGTCCATAAAAACCATGTCCAAGATAAGGTGCAATATCATCCTGATTTGCTTTTAATTCTCCGTTTTCAAGTGCATGTCCAAGTAATATGGATTGCTTTTCTAAAGTTAGTTCGTTGATTCCTAATGACTCAGTCCCATATATGAAACTTTGGTCAATTTCGTCTATGTCATCATCTGCATGTAATCTTTCATTATTTCTGTAGATTTGAATATTTGCGCTCATTGCTTTTGCAATAACAAATCCATCAGAATATACTGGTGTTCCTGTGCTATCATTATAAATGGCTGCGACAGGATATTTCAATCCTACTTTCTTCATGTTTATCTTCTCCTATTCTATAATTAATTTAATTTCTTTATCAAATTTTTTCTGCATTGCTTCTTCTACTCTTTTTTTACTTCTATTCACCGCAGGTCTTACAAAAGGTTTCTTCTTTTGCTTACTACTTCCGCTTTCCATAACTCTTGCTTTTAATTGGTTGGCTACTCCGTTGCTATCGTAACCGTCAAATCCTATTTTAGTATTTACATTTCCTTGGTTGTCGACTCCGGGTGGAGCAATTCCCAAGCTATCTAATAAATCACCTTTTGAATATTTAGAACCTGCTAAATTATTTTCTAACCCTTTTCTAATCTCGTCCGCTACAGGTTGCGCCCCTGCCATAACAACATCCTTTGCAATTTTCGTTGACATGTTTCCAAGCTTTGACAACTGTAATTCCAGTTGGTCTGTGCCTTTAATAGTCATCTTAGCCATTAAATCAACTCCCCTATTAATTCAAAAATCCACTCATAATGAATGTATCCGGTATCTTGCTCGTGTTGAATAGAGCTTAGTCTCCAAGACACATCAATAGAATTTAATTTTTGCTGAATTAAAACAACATTATCGTCATATTCGGTTTTGGTAAAATAATCAATAGTTCCTTCAATAACCTGTTCATCTTTTTTATTATCGGCATTTAAGGAGCTTGCTTCATTATCCTCCGCCCAAACAATATATTTGTCCGGCTTGCCCTTAGCCTCGTAATGAAAAACATCCGGAATAACTTCAAGCAAGGCATCTCTTAAATCACTTAACTTCATAGGCCACCTCCAGACGTTCTAATGACAAATCCATGCAAGGCGGTTCTATATCTTGAATGTACTGCAGCTGTACAATGTCATATTGTTGCCCTTCCAAAATAGCCACATCGTGAGTAGTTATAGAATTAACTCTTGGTGCTCTTATCAATTGCTCAATTTGTGCTTGCTCCTGCTTAGCTGTCCAAAATCTACTCATGCCTACTGTGCGCTCTTCATACCTCAAATTAGAAATCTTAATAGTCAGTCCGTCTTTCGGCATGTTGCCTGCTTCGGCTATATTGCCAACACTGTAAACGTCTACTGTGCCGTCATTAAACGTCTGTGTCAGGGTTTTCGGCTTCATAGGCATCCACCTCCGATTCTATCTGTAAAGATAGCAGTTCGTGTAAGTAATTTTGCTGGAACATTTCAAGAGCATTACTTCTTACATACCGGCAATAATCAAACAACAGTTCTTTAGGTTTGTCCTCTGTCTCAAAATCTAATTCTTTACCTGCAACTCTATTTAAATACTTTTTTCCACGTTCAATCATTCCGTTAAGTTTCAAATCTGTCTCATTATCGTCCCACGTTATGTCCAAATAATTTTTTACTTCATCAAGTAAAGCCATTAACATCACCGCCTAAATTACGAAATATTCTGATTTAATCGCTGGTTTTACCTCATCCACGCCGCCGCTAAACAATACCTGGCTTTCTAAAACAGCCATAACTCCAGCTGTATCATCTACAACAGTGAACGGCGCGCCCTCGATTGCTTCAATGGCAGCTTTAACTTCTGCCGCCGTCGCATCAACAACTGGATATGCTCCGCCCTCAATACTAACAGGCGCAATGACCGCATCATGCACACCGGCTCCATAGTTAGACGCTGCTGTAAATAATGCTTTGAAGTATATATTTTCATTAAGTGCATTTACAATGTTTGCAACTGTGTTTTCGGTATCGTCGGGGTCTCCGTTTTCGTCCGTTCCCAGCGATATAGTAATTAATCCGGTATCGGGGTTCATCCCGACGGCCAGAGGAAGGTTGTTGCCCGATTGAATTTGCATATCAATCGAATAACCTTCAAGTTCGCCAACTTCTTTCGCAAGAATGACTATACCGTTTGTACCTACGGTTCCGATTGTTGCGGTTGCTTTGGCTCCTGCGCCTGTTCCAAGCGTAATTGTAAGCACGCCTTCGTCAAAAGACGCTTCAGTATCCGCATTTGCTCCCTCACCTTTAATAGTTACTACCTTGTAATCATTTGCATATACTCCGGCAGGGTCCGCAGTTATCGTAACTTTACCACCGCCCGCTGTAGTATTGTCTATCACCGCTTTTGCGGATACAGCAGAAACAAGCGCGTCAAAGGTAAAGGTATCAACAGTATGAGATGTTATTTTTCGCACATATTCAATGCCTTCAACTATAATTTTTATAAGCTTATCCTTAAATAAATCAGTACTCATATTTTTTTTATCATCAACTAAAGTGGTAGTAGTTCCGCCGGAAGCTCTACCGGATAGAATAGAATTCTCTATCACTTTTACATTCCACAAATTCATTTCTTCGCACCTCTTTTCTTTACTGTGCTTTTTGCTGCTGTCGGTTTGGTTTCTTCGGCAACCTCCTCAACTAATTTAAAAGTTGAATTTAATTTTTTATATCGCTCTTTTGAGACAATGAAGGTGTCGCCCGGCTTGCGAGTAACACCTTCTTTTTTATCAACAAAAGGCCTTAATACTATAGCCTTCATTATACTATCGGCGTATAGGTCAGCACTATTACATATGCCTCTTGTTCAACAGAATCTACAGTAGAAGTTATAGTAATCACATTCGCGCCAGCTGCCAAGGTTAATGCATATGCGTTATTAGCTTTAGTGACTACATTTGCCCCATTTTTAACTACTACAACTGCATTCGGGTCTTTAGTTGTTAAAGTCATAGATGCTACGTTATTATCACCAGCCGCTGAAGCGTCAGCTACTGCTCCGCTATATGCGTGTATATTTTCATTGAATACACCGATATTTACAGCAGCAGTCAATTCGTCTGTAATTGCAAGTGTAGCTAATCTTGCATCGATATAGTCTGCAACTCTCACAATAGGTGCTGTTGGCCTAAGGTTAGTGATATCAACAACCTTGAAAGAACCACTATCTAAAGGCTTACCGTCTCCATAAAGCTTGGTCAGATAATATCTATCGTCCTCTAAGAATTTGTAATGGTCAGAGTATTCAATTTTTCCACCTTGCCCAGTCCCTAAGCCAAAGAAATATCTCTTGCCAAGACCGATTATAGCTTTGTTAGCCGGTACATATACGGATTGAATTAGCTTAGTCGGATGTGGGAATCGAGAAACATAGCTTCCATCAGGTTGTATTTTCATAATAGCAGGCATAATTTTTGTGTAATAGTCAACTGGATTACAGATAAACAATACTTCATTTACAGTTCTATATAATCCGGTGGGACCAACTGCCAAGGCTGCTAAAATGCCACCATAAGTATCAGGGCTAATTTCATTCATCGGTACTGCTACAAGGTTAGGATAACCAGTAACAGCGTTAAAGTTGCCGTTAGGGTCTTTTGTCATACCTACAGGCTCATCAACTCCAGTACCGAGGATGATTGCCTTTTCAAGTCCGTTAGAAATTGCTTCAAGAAGGATAGTTCTAACGTATCTATCAATCCATGTAGGACCTATCTCAAGCATAGCCTTGCATATTGGAATAAACGCTGACAATTTGTTTTGTGCTAAATTAATAACATCCGTTCCAGCGGTCAATTCTTTTACGATTGTATCGCACAACTTACCCCAAGTAGCTAAATGCCTTCCATCTTGGGTAGAAATAAGGATTTCTGTCAAAATTCCAGTGTTTTGGAAGTTAATAGCATTTAGCAATGGATGTGCTTCCAAAATATCTTCAAATACAGAGTCAATAACAGTTGTTGGCAATGTTTCGTCAATCAAAGTAAGTGCTTGTTTTGGATTATTTGATTTCATTGCATCAATCACTTTTTCGTAGTATTTTGTTTCCTGTGAGGTCAAAACTCTTGCGCCTCTTCCTGCTAATATGTTGTTGTCTGAAGCCTGAACATAGCCTTGAGCTTCAGCTAAAACTGCCTCTTGCAGCATATCTGTGTATTCAGTGAATGCTGCTTGGAACGCTTCATCGTTCCCGTCTTTTATTGCCTGGTTAAGTTTGTTCATAATTTCGGCTTTTTGTAAAGCCAATAAATCTTTGTTTTTCATATCTTGTTGCTCCTCTCTTATTTTAAAATTGATAAAAATATTTTTTGTGCTTTGTTTTCTTTTGGTTCTGGTTCAGGCTCAGGGTCCACCGAGTTAATCGGTTCCGGTTCTAACTCTGGTTCCTTTAAACTTTGAGCTAATTCTCTGATTTGAGCCGCTAAGGCTCTGTTGTAATTCAATTGCTGTTCTAACGTCATATTAGCTTTCTGCAACATTTGCTTAGCCTCGGTTAAATCCGCTTCTCTGCTTAGTATTTCATCACAGAAGCCGTATTCTAAGCATTGCTGAGCTGTAAGCCATGTTTCAGTTTCTAACAATTCTTTCAATTTGTCCTCAGTTATTTTGCCATTAGACTTATCCAAATAAGCTTGTCTATTGCCTTCCATGATAGTGTCTAAATCATCAGCTGCTTTTCTTAATTGTCTGGCGTTGCCATATACAACATTCCATGCATCATGAATCATCATCATTGTATTACTAGGCATAATTACTTTGTCACCAGCCATAGCAATTACAGAGGCTACACTACAAGCAAAGCCATCTACATATACAACTTTTTCAGCCGGATGTCTTCTCAACTGGCTATATATAGCTGTTCCTTCAAACACACTACCCCCATACGAGTTGATGTATATGTTAATCTTTTTTGCATCAGGGTATTTGTTCAATTCTTCTCTGAAATGATTAGCAGATGTTTCACTTTCTACTAATTGCCATTCCCACCAATCAAAATAATCCCCTTCAACATCACCATAAATATACATATCTAAAGTGTCAGCTTCAGCGGATTGCTTTATTTGCCATATTCTTTTGATTTTATTTGTCACCTACTCACCTCCTTTCAGAGCTTCTAAATCTTCAATAGTTGTGTAATTTTTCGTAATGTAGTGCTGCCAAGCCCAAGGTTCGTCAATTACCTGTTCTCCTACAAGTTTTCTAATATCATTAATGCAAAAAGCTCCACTTGCTATAAGCTTGTCTATTGCTGTTGATACACTTAATAAGTCGATATGTTTAATTGCCTTAGTATCAATCTCTACATACGTTCCTTGGCTAAATGCTGAATAGCCAGAGCGCTTACGGTTAATTTCTTCCTGCAGCATATC